CAGAAACTGGCGATGGTCATCAATCTAGCCAAGAGTTCCAATGGTGATGGCTCAGGCAAGGACGATGCTATCTCTACCGTAACCGGTCTGCTCACCCCAATCTTCGGAAATCTCACTTCCGTGGTCTATACTTTAAAGGTAAAAGGGTAAATAAACATTATACATTATTAATTATACATTCATTAAATAATAAGGTGGAAAAGATTCAGCTTCATTCCGTTCTCCCGCAGGTCTTCGCCCAGCGTGACGACCTGAATTCGGAGATATGGAAGCAGGATGTTACCTTCGAGAAGGGACATCTTTATCTTGTAGAAGCGGAGAGTGGCAGCGGAAAGAGTACTTTCTGCAGCTACGTGCTCGGCTATCGTCACGACTACAGCGGAAGCGTGATGTTTGATCATGATGTTACCGCCAACTATAAGGTTTCTGATTGGGTGGAGATGCGCAAGCGTCACATCAGTCATCTCTTTCAGGAACTCCGTCTCTTCCCTGAACTTACGGCGATGGAGAACGTGGAAATCAAGAATAAGCTTACGGGCTTCAAGACCCGTGAGCAGATTCTCAAGTGGTTTGATATGCTCGGCATTGCCGACAAGGTGGATGCTAAGATTGGCAGAATGTCGTTCGGACAGCAGCAGCGAGTAGCCATGATGCGCGCCCTCTGTCAGCCTTTCGACTTCATCCTCGCCGATGAACCAATCAGTCACCTCGATGATAACAACTCCCGCATCATGGGCGAAATCATGATGGCAGAGGCGAAGGAGCAGGGGGCTGGCGTCATCGTAACCAGCATCGGCAAGCACATGGATTTGCCTTACGAGCACGTGTTTAAACTTTAGTAAAGTTAATAATAAATGAATTTGGTTTGGAAATTAGAAATCATATTTTCGTAATTATCTGATATTTGAGGAGTTAGTGTAAATAGCTGATTTCTAGATAGTCAGAAGTATAGTGTTTTAGAAACGTTTGACACGTTTAACGTGACAAATGAGAGCGTTTGTTTTGAAATAGCTTTGAAAATAAAATAACTATGGCTACATTTAAAATTGTTGTTCAGCATCAGAGGTCAGATGGTTTTTACCAAGTGTATATTCGAATGACTCATAATCGTAGGTCGCTTTATATTAAGACGAACAAGATGGTGGGACAGAAAGGCATCGTGAAGGGTTCTCATGATGTGAAGGATTCTTTTGTGCTAAATCCACTGAACCAAATTATTGAAGAATGGATGTTCAAGCTTAATAAGCTAGACATCCGTTCTTGGAGTGCTGAACAGGTTAGGGACTATCTAGAACAGAACGATGCAGATGTGTGTTTCTCAGACTTTGCAAGAGAATATATTGATGAGTTGTCTGAAACATTGAAACCTCAGTCTCTTGTAAATTATCGCAATACCCTGAATAGTATAGAAAAATATTGTGGTTCAGAGAAAGTAATGTTTAGTGAATTGAACACCAAACTAGTGCAAGGATGGATAGATAGTATGAAGGATTCCAAGGCAAAGAAATCTTACTATCCTCAGTTCCTAAAAAAGATGTTCAAGGCAGGTGTGGCTAAATATAATGATTATGATAACGACATCGTAAGGATAAAAGTGAATCCTTGGACTAAAGTAGAGTATCATAAGCATGCTATTCCTAAAAAGCGTGCTATCTTGATGGAAGATTGCAGAAGGATTTTTTCAGTAATTCCTTCTTCTAAGACAGAATGTTTGGCTGTGGATGTGTGCAAGATGGTATTGTGTCTTGCCGGAATCAATGTGGCTGACCTGTATGAAATGAAGAAGGTTGACTATTACGATGGTATTTTGCATTACAAGCGACAGAAGACACGAACGGTTAGAGCTGATGAAGCTTATATAGAAATGAAAGTACCAGATATGCTCATACCTACCATGATGAAGTATTTCTCAGATAAAGAAGACCCTTATCTGTTTAATTTTCACAAAAGCTATGGGTGTAGCAGGTCGATGGATGGTAATTTGTGCATATTCCTAAAGAAATTCTGTGTGAATACATTGAAGGATAGTGAATTGAAGATAACACCTTATACTTTTCGCCATACTTGGGCTACCATAGCTCAAAATGATATTGGTGCCAATTATGAAGAGATAGGTTTTGCGATGAATCACATCAGTACTCATAAGATTACAATGGGATATGTGAAGCCTGATTTCTCTAGAGCCTGGGAACTGAATGAGAAGGTGGTGGAGAAGATTTTCTTTACCAATGACCCAAGCAGACGAATACAGGAGTATCATGCGCCTGTTTTTGAAAAGGTGGAGGAAACCTTTGAACTCAGTGCCGATGCCTTCTATATGGGCGAGGTGGTGGCTCATGTGGAAGGCATGGGCTACCTGAACACGGATGATATTATCCAGCAACTGATGGATAATATCAATGATACAGTGCCTAAGAACTGTACTATACAGATTAAGGTGAAGAATATCACTAAAGACCAGACGAAGTATTTTGAGCGCATGAGGGATAAAAAGTAGCTAATATATCTTAAAATTGTGCCAATAAAACTTAATATTTGACGGATTTAGTCAATTTCATACCATAGGGTAGTCTTCTCTAAAGTAGCAGAAATTTTAGAGAGGGCTACCCATTTTTCGTATTTAGCCATTATTAACAATCTTAAGATTCTTGATGTTGATGGTGGTCTCCTGTTTCTCAAATTTCTCTTCCAGCTCCATGAAGGACTCTTCCACGGACAGGCTTCGATGCTCATCATTGTTGAATGATATGGATTGAAGCTTTGGAGCAACGTATGGGAGGAACTTTGCTACTATAGCCAAGCGTCCGGCAGGTTCTTCTATCTGCATGAGGTCATTGGCGAGAGAGTAGCCTTTTTCATTGATGCCGTTGAAATAGCCAGTGATGGCATCGCTAAGGCTTTCACGTACCGTTTTCGTTATCTTGTTTGCCGTGCCAGCCTTGCGTCCACCAGTCTTCTTTCGCTTTGGTTTCGGCTCATTGTTATTATCTTTTTTTGTTGCCATATTCTAAGAATTTAAATGATTACTGATAGTTTTCGGGTGCAAATATAGTGAAAAATAACGAAACTTGTTGTTCAAGTTGCGCAACTTATCACAGATAGGCGAGAAAAACGCATTACTTTAGCACTGTTTAAACATTAAATTCGAATTTTATGGGACTTATAGGAAGTATTGCTGGTGGCGTTACCTCAGCTGTAGGTGGTGCTCTAGCAGCCAAAAAACAAAATGCTGCATACAACGAATACATCAAGACCTTTGAGAATCGTATGCAGCAGGTGAAGGACCACCGTGATAATCTTTATTATCAGGACCCGACACAGACAGCCGAGAACCAGGTGGCAGTGACCAACGCCCAGAAGGTGCTGGATAATGCCACGCAGAAAGCCAAGAATACCAACATCGTGAGTGGTGGTAGTGATGAATCTGTGGCTCTGAGTAAACAAGCAGCCAATGAGCAAGTGGGCAACATGATGCAACAAGCTGCTGTGCAAGGTGTCCAACAGAAAGAGAATGTATGGAACACCGCAGATTCTCAGATAGACCAAATGACCAACTACATTGCTACCGCCAAGAAGGAAAAGGATTTGGCTCAGGCGCAAGCCATTCAAGGTGCAGCTAGTGGTTTGGCTAGTGCTGCAAGTAGTTTGCCGTGGTAAGGAAAGGAGGTAGATATGGGATTTATGAGTGACGATTTAATTCCAAAGCGTCCAGCTACGGCTGTGACACCTATAACCGATTTTCCATCCAATGATGATGGGCAGTCAGCACCATCTGAGCCTGTTACTTCTTCAGTGCAGACACCGACACAGCCAAGTGGGGATAGTGCAGCAGCACAAGCTACTTCTACAACTGCAACAGCTCCAATAGATACAAATGGATTGGTGGTTGGTAATCAGCCATCCTTCACTCAGCAACCAACCGAGGAAGTAACCGAGGTAACTCCAAACCAAGGTATTTCGATTGATTGGAGCAAACCTTATGCAGATATAGAGCAGAATCCTCTCTTGCAGCAGATGAAGCCTTATGACATCATGAGGGACTTCGAGAAGAATGGCAATGGCGATTGGGCTTCTTTTATGCCATGGCTTCAATCTCTTGGTGATGTGGATAAGACTGTAGCAGCCAATGCTGCTTTGCAGAAGAAAGCCGAGAGGCAAGCCAAATGGGAACAGTTAGGCAACCTCTTCCAACATATCGGCAACTTCTTCGGCACAGCTATCGGTGCTCCTGAGCAGAAGGTAGAATCAGCCCAGGCATTGACGGAACGCCAACGAAAGCTGAGGAAAGGCACTGATGCCCTTCGTCAGAAAGGATATGACCAGATGATGGCGAATATCTGGAAGGATAGAGCCAATAAGCAAGCTCAGATGCAAGCAGAGGCAGCAGCCAAGGCTAATGATGCCCTTGCTGCTTATCGTGGTTCGCAGAAGGCACAGGAGGATGCTTTGACACCTGAAAAGGTGAAGACCGAACAGGCTAGGCAAGCAGCTTCTAATGCAGCAGCTGGTCTTTCTACCGCCAAGACCAAGACGGAAGACGAACTGAGAGGAAAGAAGAGTAACTTGCTTACCGCCCAAGCAAACAACGCCAATGCAGGAGCAGCCGACCATAACGCAGGTGTGACTGTGAAGAAAGCACAAGTAAGGAAGATTAACGCTGAGGCCGAGAAGGCAAACCGAGGCAACCAAGCCGATAAGGAAGCGGACGATTTCAATACCAACTATGTGAACGACCCTGTTTTCAAGAAGCATGTGAATGAATGGGCTAAACACAATGGTATGAATGTCGGTGGCAATACTGATGGAAGAGGTGGAACTTGGGCTAACAAGTACAATCGCCAACAGGCATCCGCTTATGCTAGGGCTAAGATGGCTAAGGAAGGCAAGAAGCGAACCGTTCGCCCTTATGGTGGAAGACCAACGAAGGGGACTTCGAGCACAAAGGTAGATTATTCTAAGTATCAAAGAAAATAACATAATATATGGCAGACAAAGACAACAAATCTAAGTTGACTTATCACGTATGGGATAAGGACAACAACGAGTATGACATCCCAGACGAGGTTGTTCAGCAGCGAGGCATGGATAACTTCGCCAAGGACTTCGAGGGTGGCTATATCACCATGTTTGACGATAAGAAGCAGAAGGTGGATGTGCCTATCGAGGATGTGGGAGAATATCGTAAGCAAGGTTACATTTGGTATGATACCAGTGGAAACGCTACCCCTATCAACGAGGTAGGCAAGAAGCCTTCTCCTTCTTCATCTTCTCAGGGAACAGAACAGTCTCAATATCCTCAGGAGGTACTTGATGCTTTCAACTCTCCTGACAACAAGCCGGGCAACTTCAAGGACTTGGCACAGCTGAATGATGAGTATCAGCGAGGCGAGCTAAAGAAGCCTAGCTTGATTTCGCAAGCACTCGGCATGATGCCGAAGGTGGATGCAGGTAATATCGGTAGGGAGCAGAAAATGGGTGGCATGATTACCAATATGCTTCTTGGTGATAATATGCAGCAGCCACAAGACAATAATCAGCAGGTACAGCATTCTAATCAAGAGAATGCACCAGCTACCGAGCAACCTAAGCCTACTGTGAAGGATGTTGATGCAATTACAGGTGCAGCTCCAGTCCAGCAGGTGGATGCTATCTATAATAAATATGTAGGCAAGGGCGATGCTTTGTCTGAAACTATGTATGACTTGATGGCTAGCGGACAAGCTCAGAATCAAGAGGAGGCACAAAGTATGGCTATGGGAGCCATGAACCGTGCAGCAAATCGCCTCGCTCAGCGAACTACTGATGAGTTTGTATCAAAGTTGGGAGATACTGTAGAAGGTGTGGACGAAGCTGTAATGAATGGCTGGCATTCTCATGCTGTGCAGGACAACTTGAAGAAGATGGCTTCTCAGTATGGTATCATGAACAGTGTTGCCTTGGATGAGACTGGACAGTATATCACCCAGACGCATGGCTATGACCAGTTTATCAATGGTATGGTGAAGCCAGCTATAGTAGAAAGTCTTGTGAAGAAGTATGGAGAGAACTACCGCAAAACAGCGGAAGACCTCGCCACTCGTCTCTATTCAAATGATGAGGTTATTCAGAACCAGTTGATGAACCAGGATATTGATGAGGCTCTTTCTAGTGTTATCAGTAAGTATGTGAATCCATCTGTAGTGGAAGAGTATAACAAGGCTCAGGAAGAAGGTAGCAAGGCATTCAACAAAGGTATGGAAGGAAGTCAGAACATTCCAGCCAGTCTTCGCCTTGGTACTGCCATCGCTTCTCAGTATGAGGCTAATCAAGCCAAAGACCCTCAGAAAACTCTCAGTGCATTGCAGAAGAAGTTTAATGGTCTTTACAAGAATCCTCAGTTTCTGAACGATATGAGCAATGCAGCCTTCAAGGTGATGCAGCGATATGGCATGAATGGAACTCTGAGCGGAAACCCTAAGCAGTTTAAGCCGATGATTGATGAAGTGTTGAAGGCTCAGCTCAATCAGTTGGAGGTGAAGAATATGATACCAAAGGGTAGTGCGGAGTATATAATGAATACTGGATTGGGCAATACCATAGTGGGCAAGATAACACGAAAGTTGGTACAGACCGATTATCAGAACTGGTTGGAGGATATTGCCAATCAACAATATCAGCCTGGCTTCTGGGAGCGAGTAGGCAGTGGAGCGTTGACCTTTGCAGGGGATGCTTGGAGTTATTGGCTTCCTGGTGCCGCAGGTGGCAAGGTAACAAAGAGTATGCTTGCCAAGGCAGAAGGGAGACTGGCTAGCGACTTGATGGCTAAGGGCATGGAAGCCAAGATGGCAGAGCGTGCAGCCAAGGTTCTCATTGGTAAGAGTAAGGGAATGGCGTTGAAGACAGGTGCTGCTCATGGTGCAGTAACCTTCGGTGGACAGTCGGCTATCTCCAAGCCTATTGATGAAATTTATCGTACTGGCCAGTTAGATGAGAATGGCAAGGTTTACAATCCTTCAGTGGGCAAGATTCTTGCCAATACTTTGGGAGAGGTGGCTAAGCAAAGTGCCGTAGGTGCCATTATGCAAGGTGGTACAATCGCCAATATGGTAGGCAAGGGTAGAGGCTTGGCTACCAATATCCTTGTGGATGTAGGTGGCAAGGTGGTGGACTCTAGCATTATGACAGGTCAGCAGATGTTGGAGCGTATGGCACAGGATCCATCTTTCAAGCCTACAGGCAAGGATGCAGCTGAGAGTTTCTTGGAGAGCATGGCTAACCTTACTTCCATCGGTTTGCCTGGTATGGTGGGCAAGTATGCCCGATTCAAGGATGCCAAGGAGTTTAACCGCAAGTTTGACTTCAACGACCAAGATATTGCCGAGTTGAAGAGATTCGGCTATGATGATTTGCGTGATGCCTTCGAGAAGTTGGGCATCAATGGTTATCGTGCAGATGGTGAAGGTGTGCAGATGATGGGGCAACTCACTGATAAGTACATGAACCTGATGAACGATAAGAGCGTGCCAGAGGTATTGAAGGCAAAGATGATGGCTGTGGTGGAAGGAAAACGCCCTTCTTCCTTCTCGCCAGTTATCGACTCTATCATCGTGCAGCCAATGGATAATGATGGCAAAGTATATCTCGAAACCTTGAATAAGGATGGTGGCATCATCGACCGCAAAGAGTATTCTTCGCTTGAAGAGGCTCAGAAGGCAGAGAAGAAGCTAGACTTCGAGAAATCGCTGAATATCACTTCTGAGTATGAAAAGGCTTACCATACCGATGCCTTGCAGGATAGACTGAACACTGTTTATGAGCAAGCGAGAGATAAGTATGCCGCAGGTGAGCAACTGAGTGATGAGGATAAGGCTGCAATCTATCTTCATCAGAATGCCAGTGCCATCGGTGACATCATGCAGAAACAGCAGAAAGGCATGGAACTGACCGAGCAGGAGCAGCAGATGGTGAACAGTTATCGCCACTTCTATGATAGTGCTTTCGAGAATAGCCCTATCATGAAGGAGTATGTGCGCACCTTCGAGGATTCGCAAGGTGTGGAGCATGGTACGCTTCGCAAGGCTCTAGAAGGTGATGGCAAGTCTCGCACAGCCGAACAACAGAAACTTGTGGAGGAATACCAGAAGCAGCTCTATAACGACATCGTGCTGAAACGAGAAATGAACGATGCAAAGGAGCAGATGAATCAAAACTTGATTGAGGGACAGCGTGAACTGCCTGGTGCCACACAAGAAGGTGGTGCTTCGGCTGAGAATGCTGAGGCTACAGCTGAAAAGCCTGTAGATGCTTCTGTTTCTTCTGATGTTCCACCAACAGAACCGCCAACGCCTCCTGTTGGGGGTGAAACGCCTACAAATGCGGAGGGTGCACCTTTGATGGAGACCGGTGCCAGCCCTTCTGATGCTAATACCGCTTCCAATGAAAGTAAGTCTAATGCCTATGTGATGGGACAGAATGCCTACCAGAATGGGGATGCTGAGGGCTTGAAAGCGATTGACCATAACGATGATGTGTCGAAGGCTAGATTGAAGCGTGCCTTTGGTGATGATGAGGCACAGATGAATGTTGTGGTGAAGGCGTATGAGGATGGCAAGGACATGGAGCAGTTTGTGGCTCAGCGTGCCAACTCAATGACTACAGCACAACAGGATGCCGTGCGTAAGTATGTGGAGGCTCAGGATGCCAAGAAGGGCGTTTATGATGCTCTGCAACATGCTGATGATGGCTATGGTGATGCCTTGAAGGAGCTTCTTTGGACTTATCAGACGGAAGACGGAAATATCGTGCCAGCTACCCTTACTACTGGTCAGCAGGTATTCTTGAAGAAAGCCAATGAATATGGTGGTGGTTTCGTGGTAGTGCCTGATGAGCAGGGACAGCCTACGATTAAGCAGGTATCTAGTGCCGACATCAAGGAAGTGGGCACTCCTATTCCTCTTGATGATTACATCAATCAGAAGGTGACGGAGCAGAAGAATGCTAGACAACAGCATTTCTTTGCCCAATATGATGGCAGTGGCTTGAAGCCTAGCGACACCGTGCAGGTTGCCATGGAAGCAGGTGAAGAACCAATGCAAATGACCTTTGCCGGATATAGCGAGGATGGCAAGATTGTGCTTTCTGATGGCAAGGACAATATCGCCCTGACCAAGGACGAGTTTAACTCTTGGCGACAGAACGCACTCGATTCCTCTATTGGTGCAGAGCTGGATGCCGAGGATGTACAGCGTGCCAACGATGATGCAGCCAAGGCTGAGGCAGACAAGAAGCAACGATATAATGAAGGTATCGTTGGCTTGGGCATGGGACAGCCAGATTATTCGTCTAAGGACACAGAGCCAAAGGTGGCAGCTGAGTATCTACAGGAGCAATTTGGCAATGACCATGGTAAACTGATGAACCTTATCAGTGGTAGCCGTTCTGACATCAAGGAACAGTTGGATAACAAGAGAAAGGCTGCATCTGAATATGAGGACTGGCTATCTCTCAATGCCGACTTGGACCCAGAGAAGGCTCAGAAGGTGGAGAACGACTTGGCACTTGTTAATGAGCAGATTGCCGACCTTGAAACTCGTTATAAGAACTGGAATGCTATCCGCAAGGAGGTTATGACTCCAGAGGAGGCTAGAACCTTGAAGAATGAGCGCAAGGCTGAAATCGAGAAGGCAGGTGTGGACGAGAACGCAATTACATCTGCTGATGAGCGTGAGGTGGCTGTGCTAGACAATAAAGAATTGAAGAAGCAATATCCAACCATGGATGAGGCTAGCAATTATATTGCCTCTGAGCGCAAGCGCATCTATCATATTCAGAATGACGAGGTGCAGCCACAGATAGATGGTATCAATGAAGCCCTGGAGCAATATATGAATGATGACATTGATTATTCGGTTGACCAGTTGAAGGAATTGAACACTACCAAGGCACAGTTAGAGGCTAGACAGGCTAATCTATCTGCATCGGCAAAGGATTTGAAGGCACAGGATAAGTTGCTCAATACTCTATATCGTGCAGAGAATAAGGAGGAGAGAGCCAAGGCGATGGAAGAATTGACTCCTTCTGAGCAGCGCAAGGTTCTTGTGGCTGATGCGTTGAAGAAAAATGACCTTGGAGTAATCAAAGAGATATACAAGGATGCCTCTGTTGATGTTATGGACTTAACGCCTCAGACTTTGGAAGAGGCTGTATCTGAATCTTTGAGTCCACATAGCTTGAATCCGGAATCTCTTCAATATGAGTTGGGCAAGAGTAATTTCAAGTTTGGTATTGGCAAGCGGTATGATTCTAATAAGTTCAATTATCTTATTGCCAAGAAAGGAACCGGTATGTCGGTTAATGAATTTGCCGTGAGAGTATTCAATGACCTTCCTGTAAACTTGCAGGATATGGGATATTCTGACCAAGATGTGAGAAACACCTTGCTGGATATGTTCAAGTCCTACGACAACGTGAAGGATATGCGTAACGTGGTACTTATGAACCGTATCGCTGCTGCTGAGGAGGAACTTTCAAGCGAGGAAGAGTATTATGAGGCACAGAAAGAGCGTGAAATTATCGAAAGACAGGCAGAAAATCCAGATTATTATGCTTATCTTGAAGATAATTCTGTACCTTTGCCGTCAGAAAACGAACTTAACCATATTGCTGGTATGGAATATGACCGCATGATGGAGATTGAGAATCGTGAACGAGAGTACAAACAATATGTCAAATCAATTTTACCAGAATTAGCAGATTATGATGACAGAAGCAATGAAGAAGGATATGGAGGAGGCAGTAGCCTGGGTAGCGACTCTTCACGGAGAGGAGTTGATGAAGGAAATCGCAATCGCCAAGAAGGTGGTAGCAGAGAAGCATCTGCTGAGACCGAGACTGGAGCGTTACATAATAGCACAGGCGAAGGGAGACAAGAGATTAGCAGCTTGGCATCTGGCGAAGGCTCAGCTGATAGAACTCCACATCTACCGCAAGAAGCATCCTTCGGAGAACGTTTAAAGAATGCCATTGCCGAGACTGAGCCTAACCCTTCTGAGGCTCAGAAGAAGGCAGGTAACTATAAGAAGGGACATTTGTCATTTGGTGGCTATGACTTTACTGTAGAGACACCGAAGGGCACTACACGTAGCGGTAAGGACGAGCAGGGCAAGCCTTGGAGCGTGACCATGCACGACACTTATGGCTATATTTTGGGCAAGATTGGCGTGGATGGTGACCATATTGATATGTTCATCAATGATGCTGCTGACCTTGATTCTTTTGATGGTAACGTTTATGTTGTTGACCAGGTGAACCCAGAGACTGGTGAGTTTGACGAGCATAAGGTGATGTATGGCTATCCTTCTGAGGAGGCTGCTACAGAGGCTTATCTTGCCAACTACTCCAAAGGCTGGAAGGGACTCGGTAAGGTTACTGCTGTGCCAAAGGCAACCTTCGATAAGTGGTTAGAGTCTTCCGACCGCAAGACTAAGCCATTTGCGGACTATGCAATGATTAAGAAAGGTGCTCATCAGGACTTTATTTCAGATATGGAATATACATACGAGAATGATGTGCATCCTTCGGAGGAAGATAAGCCTAAGATGCAGAAGTTTGCAGAGCGTTTGCTTGATTTCCACCAAGATAGAGAAGATAAGCCTGAGTATGGATATACTATGCTTTCTTCTAACATCAATGGGGATAAACTCTATCCAAGCGAAAAAAAATGGTTTGGTACAAAGAAGTATCGCCAGGGTGTTTCTTGGGTAGATAAGGACAATGTATGTGCTTATGAGTTGAATCCTCGCTTTAACGCTAGGGGGTATCTTACTGCTGTAGGCGTACATAAGTTAGTGCCTCTTGCATCTTTTGACCGTGATGTGAAGGAGGTGAAGCCATCTGAAATGACGGAGGCGCAGAAGGTAGCGTTTGATGCTGTATCGACCATGCTAAAGAAGGCTGGCATTCCGGTGAAGGTGGTTAGTAACGAGGATATGGAGAAGGTGGCTGAGGCGCAGGATAATCTGAATCTTGCCATGTTGCTGAATCATCCTGAGATGAGATTTAAAATCAAGACTCCGGAGGAGAAGCAGGCTGCTGAGAATGCTTATAACTTTGCCAAGGAGTTGCGACCAAACAAATGGGCGCAGTATGCCGTGGTGGATATGAGCAATCCGAATAAGATGCCGGAGTACTACCAGAAGCAGGAGCTGGCAAGAAAGGAACGTACCTACCTGAATAGGCTGATGTGGGGAAACTACAAGGTGTTCAATCTCGACAAGAGCTTTGAGGACAATGTAGCTGGGCTTACTGGCTCTTTTCCTTCTGAGTTTGACCCATATAAGATTGACGAGCAGACCAATAAGAGAAACGAGTTAAAGAAGCAGATTAAGGAGACGGAGGAGGCTTATAAATTAACTGGGCAGGAACGTGTGGAGTATCAAAATCTGTTGATGAAGGAATACATGGATGAGCATGGACTGGCTTCTGAAAACGATATTCCTGATAATGTTTGGAATGATTGCAGGAATAAATCCTTTGAAAAATATCAAAATAAGCTTGATTCCTTGTTTGCGAAATATAAGGATTTGGACAGACAGTTGAAGTCTATTGTACAGCCTGGAGTGAGATTCTTGCGTACTTATCATGGTAGTGGTGCTGACTTTGATAAGTTTGACTTGTCGCATGTCTTGGAAGGTGAAGGAAGTGAGACTTTTGGCCATGGTGTGTATGTTACCAACTCTAGAAAGATTGGAGAAGACTACGCAAGTCGTGCAAAGAGTAGAAAAGCGAATAATGCTATTTTTTATCCGAATATGGGTTCTGCTATTGCTGATAACTGGTATAAGTACTTTGTGAAGACAGCAAATAGTGAGTCTCTTGAAGATGCTAAGGAGTTTGTTTTGAAAGAACTTGATGTAGATATTAAAAGTGATGAAAATAAACTGAACCAAAGTAGTATTTCAGAAGAAAAACGTACTCATATTGAGGCAAACTTAAAGGAAGAAAGACGTATTCGTGAAATCATTGCCAATACAAAGGAGGAAGATTTGCCTAATATTGCCAGTGCCAACCTCTATGACGTAGATATTCCTGATGATAATGGAAACTATCTGGACTGGAAGGGCAGAAATAAAAATATTCCACAACAGATGTTTGATAATCTGACAAAGGTACTCGAACAGAAGGGTTGGAATAAGGATGATAAGTCAAGCATTATCAGGTTTACTGATGCCAACGATAATACAATAGTTATCAATCCAAATGCTACTGGAGCAGACTTATATGAGGAGATTAGTTCCGCTTTCAATAGTCAAGAGGTAGCAAGTAAGTTGCTTTCTCAGGCTGGCTTTACTGGTGTCAAGTACCCTGCTGGAATGATTCATGGCGGTGCTGTGGAAGGTGATTACAACTATGTTATCTTTGACGAGAACAATGCGAAGATTGTTGGTAATACCAAGTTTGCGCAGGGCAAGGGTGTGGTTTATGGCTACACTGATGGCAAGGAGATTGTACTGAACCAGGAGCATCTGAATCCTAATACTCCTATCCATGAGTATCAGCATCTTTGGCGTACTGCTGCCAAGAAGATGAATCCGGAGCTTATTGAGCATGGTGATAAACTCATCATGCAGACCCAGTTGTTTGCCGACTTGAAGGAGGACCCTAACTATAAGCATCTGAGCGATGATGAGATTTGCGATGAGGCTTTTGCTCGTTTGACTGGCGAGGATGGTGCTGCCATCCTGGAACAGATGGCTAAGGATGCTATCAAGGAGAATCCGCTTGATACAGCCAAGGAACTGAGTGTTATCAATAAGTTGAAGGAGTGGTTGAAGAAGTTCTGGTATTGGACTCTTGATACATTTACGAAGTGGAAGCCTGAGGACATCAAGAAAATGACTTTGGAGGATATTCGTAACCTTGTGCTGAGAGACTTGGCGCAGGGAGTGGACCCACGTACCGTGCTGAAAGGTCAAATGACCAAGGACGAAGCAGTGTCTTTACGCCAGCAGATGGCTGATAATGCCGAGCCTGAAAGAATCCTCGAACATACAGAGGATAACTGGTTACAGGATTTCGGCAAGGATGGTCGTGTCAATACACCAATAGGTAGCATCAAGTTAGGTGAAAACCAATATAAAAAGGCTGGTAGAGAAGACAGAATCAAACGATTTGGTCTATTGAAACCTACCTTGGAGCGTCCAGATGTTATCTTAGAGAAGCCTGCTCCTAAAGAAGGTGCAGAAAGACAGACCAAGTATCTGTTTGTAAAGTCTTTCAAGAAAGTAGATGGAACAAAGATTCTGAACTTTGAATCAATCACCGTAAAGCAAGGCGAGGATGAAGTTTCAATCAGTGCCCATCAAATAGAGCCTTCAAAATTGTTGAAAGAATTAACGGAATCAAAAATGCTATGGAATCGTTTCAGAGGCGATTCTAATTCCTTGGGCGAGAATCAAGGTTCGGCATTAACTCCATCCGCAAATAACCCAAGCGGAAAGGATAGCGTCCTGAATCCTCATAGCGATGCAAAGATACGCAATTCCTTTGAAATCACCAAGGAAAATGGTGGAAATTTATCTGTAGAGGATAAAATAAAAGCTGTATCTCAGCAATTTGGGGTTGATGAGGCTGATGTGGCAATGTATGCCAATGCTATTAAGAAGGGGTCTACTGCTGAGGCTGCACGTGCCAGAGCCAATATAAAGCGTCACTTGATGCAGGTAAATGAAGGTAACATTTTCTCATTTAAGGATGTTGTTAAGTACACCAAACCTATAAATGAAGCCTTGAAGGAGAATTTTGGCGACCTTGATGCAATGATTGAGGAACGAAGAAAGCAGGTTGAAGCAGAGCGTAATGCTATGGAAGCTGCTAGAAAGAGAGCAGAGGAAGAGGAAGCCAAGCGCAAAAAGCACTTGGAGGAACTTTCTTTGATTCCTGATGATAAACTTGACAAGCAGTATATGGATGCTCTTGCTAAGGGTGATGATGCTACAGCCAGGGAAATGCTTGATGAGGCTTCCAGACGTAAGGGATATGACGATACCGAAAGCGCATATCAGGGCGTAGGTGCATGGGCTGCACCGGGAAACCCTGGATATGAAAGCGACAAGGCGAGACGTGACGATTGGGAATCCAGTGGCTCAGATGTAAACCTGGAGGATATGGCTTTGGGGTACACTCCTCAGCCGGATGATTACTTCTCTCACCCTGAGCGTTATTCGCAGAACACTCCTCATGGATTGGAATCTGTGAAAGCCATCAATACGGCTATTGATGCCATTAAGAATGGCGAGAAGGATGTTAAGGTAAAGGTTTATCGTGCTGTTCCAACTTCTGTGAAAGAAGGAAAGTTGCGTAATGGTGACTGGGTTACTCCTTCTAAGAAATATGCCGAAATGCACGGAACGAACCGACTGGATGGCAAATATCGTATCATTGAAGACGAAGTTCCGGCTACTCAACTGTGGTGGGATGGTAATGACGCAAACGAGTTTGGCTTTGATGATGGCAAGGAGTATAAATACAAGAATGCCAAGAATAATAGAAAGTTGAACGACCTTGTTACCTATGATGATGAGGGTGACGTTATTCCTCCTTCTAAGCGTTTCAATTCTCGCAAGAGCGATATTCGCTTCATGTTTGCTGGAGAGAAGGGAGCTGCTGAGGCTGATAAGGCTGAGGAGCAAACTATCCGCATGGATAATCTGGATGTTGCTAAGCAGATGGAAGAAGCAAAGAAGGATGCCAAGGCTATCAAGCTGGCTACCGGATGGGAACGTGGAGCTGATGGCAAGTGGAGATATGAAATGCCGGATGCTAAGATTAAGGATATGAAGGATATTGGCGGTGGTAATATTGTTAAGCGTTTTGATGACGATATGCTTTGGAATGATGGTAAACTTACTAATGTCATTGATGCGCCTGAACTCTTTGAGGCTTATCCTCAGTTGAAGGATGTGCGTATTGATACGGATGCCATTATGAACGATATGCCTTCAAATGGTAATTATAATGCCAAGACCAACACCATTACCATTCATGCTGATGAGCTGAAATATATGAATAGTATTTTGAATCACGAGATTCAGCATGCTATCCAGTATATAGAGGGATTTGGCAAAGGTGGGTCACCTGAACAAATGGAAAAAGAATTTAAGGAAGCGCAAGACGAGTGGAAGGCACGTGCTTATGCTCATGAATTGGAAGAAAAGGCCAAGGAAATGGGAGGTGAGTATAATCAATCGGAGGTAGAAAAAGCCCTTGTTGAGGAATATAAGGATTTAGATATGTCTGATGAACTTCCAGATAAAGAGACACGTATTAAGGGTTTCAATTACTTTGCACGTGGCTATGCTGATAGAAGTATGGATGATACTATCAAACGTTTTCGCCTGAATGAAAGTACACGTTTTGACTTTGATTCTTACAAAGAATACCTAAAGTTGGCAGGTGAGGTAGAATCGAGAAATGTGGAGAAGCGTTTGGGTATGACGGACGAGGAGCGCAGAAACTCCTTGGCATCTGAAACTGAGGACGTGAACCGTGACGAGCAGATTGTGATGAATGGGAATGATGCTAGCTATAGCATCGTGAAAGACCCTGAGACCATCAAGAAGCTGGATAAAGAAGACACGGTGAAGGTTTATCGTGCCATGCAGGTAGGCGAGGATGGAAAACTCTATCCACCGATGGCTGCAAAGGTGAAGGGCAAGTTTGTGGAACCTATCGAACTCGGTAAGTGGGAACAGGCAGATGAGCGACCAGAACTTGCTGATGATAAGGGTATGTTTACCCTAAACAAGGGTAATGGTAAATCGCTTAAGGCTGCTTACAATCCTTATCTTCATACTTCTCGAACTCCACTGAATGACCAGTTTAGCGAGGCTCAGAATCGCCCTAACATCGTAACCGTAGAGGTTGAGGTGCCAAAGAGCGAGCTGACCAGTGGCTACAAGGCTGATAAAGCCAAGGATGCCGTGGGCGAAGTAGAGTGGAAGGCTGGTATCATCCAAGGACAGTTGACAGGCAAGCGCAAGGTGGTGCTTTCTCGTTGGGATAAGCCTGTGCGTATTGTGCCTGACAGCGAGGTGGCTGATGTTATCGTCAATAATATGTTCAAGGGCAAGAATATCACTATGCCTTCGAATGTGGTTACTCCAAGTCTGAGAAAAGAGTTAGAGAAGCGAGGTGTGCCATTTGTGGAGACCGATAACAGAGGCAGAATCGTAGGAGGTGAGAATGATGGTGTGCATTATTCTAAGGTGTATGGTAAAAATGCACAATCTCCTATCTTGGAGCAGAAGTTGAAGAAGCACCCTGATTCGCTGATGAAGGCCGGCACCTACTTTAGTGGTGGTGGACTGGTAGAAGAGGGATTGAAGGGCATTATCGACCCAGTGGTGGCTGTGGAGTATGACCGAAAGATAAGTGGCGTGTATCGCAACAACTTCGGACAGCATATTGTTACGGCTGACGTGAGAGACGTGGACCCTAAGGAACTGGTGAAGCATATTGATGGTGAGGTGGAGTATTTCCATGCTTCACCTGTATGCAAGAACTACTCGCAGGCTAAGAGCAATGGGGGCGAGGTGGAGCTTGACAAGGAGACTGCCAAGAGTACTGCCGACTTCATTGATGCCGTGAAACCGAGAGTGGTGACCATTGAGAACGTGAAGGGCTACAAGGACTCTGAGGCGATGAAGATTATCACCCAGGCACTTGACAAGAATGGCTACAAATGGGATGCTGACGTTTATAATGCCGCAGATTTTGGTGGTTATACCAGCAGGGAGCGACTGATTGTCAGAGCCGTGAAGGAGGGAGAACTGCCGGAGAAGCCTAAGAAGCAGCCACGCAAGGGTGGATGGCTAGAGGCTGTGGCGGATATTCTTCCTACCCTGACGGAGAAGAAAAACGGTGTGGCACCATGGATGGACACCAGATTGAAGGCTGACGGTATTGACTGGCAGAAGGTGGAGAAGCCTCTTTACGTAATGGGCAGTGCCTATGCAGACGGAAAGATTCCTCATGCCTATGGGGATGAGATTCTGCCAACGCTGAGAACCAAAAGCGGAGACGTTATCATCATGCCGGGTGGAAAGGTGTTGCGTGCTGATGGCAGGGTATTGGCTAGAATAACCGGACTGGGCGATGACTATCTGTTGCCTAAGACGGAATCTTTGGCGCATACCATCATTGGCAATGGTATTCCGGTGCAGTTGACCAAGGGCGTGATTGCTCCTCTGCTGAATAAGGATGACTTATCCGGCAGGAATGTACTGGCTAGACTTGGCAGCTCTATCTTTAAGAATAGCTGGGATGCTGACATGCAGAAACAGGTGAGTGACCGGGTGGTGAATACTGCCAACAAACTGGGTGGTGCTGAGGCTACGGTTTACACTTCTGTGGATGAGGTTCCTGATGCTTATCTGAGCGATGTGAAGAATGGGGCTACCGGATGGTATGACCCAACTACTCACACGGTGCATGTTTATCTGCCTAACTGTGCTGATGCCAACGAGGCCGAGAGAACGGTACTGCATGAGAAGATAGGACATGAGGGTATGGAAGTGCTGCTTGGTGGTGAGCAGGGCGTGAGAAAGTTTGCGGACTTCGTATATAAGTCTGTAGATAAGAAGACGAGGGGCAAGATTCTCGACTTCGCCAACAAGTATGATCCAGGTTGGAGCAATCCTGACCGCATCAATGTAGGTACGCAGGAGTATATTGCCCATCTTGCAGAGGAGGGTCCAACTACAGCGGAGGACTTTTCTCTGTGGACTAAGATTAAGCATTATCTCATCAAGGTGCTTAAGAAACTGGGTGTTCGAGTGCCGGGACTTCTCAATGACAAGGATTTGAGATACTACCTGATGAAGGCTGGCAAGGCTCTGCACGTTTGGGACAATATGCCGAAGGAGAAGCAGGAGGCTATGATGGCACAGGCTAGCAATGCCGAAATCAAGGATGCGCTAGCTGATGGTGCTGGCAAGGGCAAGCCGAGACAGAAGAAGGGCGAGAGTGCCATCCAATACATGAAGCGAGTGATGGAATGGAAGCGATGGAAGGAAGCCCGAGAGGATAAGGAAGACCCAGAGCCACCTATGTTCTATGACTTCGATAAGGATGCCGAGGGCAAGAAGGAATGGGAACGCCTTATCAAGGAGAACCCTATGGCTGATATGTTCGCCTTCGAGAAGCAGAAGCAGGACGAGGCTAGACAGAAGTATGAGGACTGGCTGACTAGACACGAACTGAACGAGCAGAACGATGCCGACCTAGACTTGTACGAGGGCAAGATATACCCAGCCGAGACCAATCCAGAGGCTGATGCCTTGGAGCAGGAAGTGATGCAGGACTTGGCAGAGGTGACTAGTACCGATGTGAGCAAGGAGGGAGCTGCAACCACCGTGAAACATGCGGTTATCCATCGTAGAAAGAATATGGAGGAGGCTAGCGCAGACGATGCCATCTATATCAATGATGTGAAGAACAGCATCGAGAAGATGGCTGAGAGCGGTGCTTTCGATAAATTGCTTTCCGACTACCAAGGCAAGCCAAACAAGGCTGAAAAGCTAGCTGAGGCTATACCTTATATAATAGAGGCACCAAGACGCATCAGAGAAATCGCCTACAAGCTGAACTCTACAGGTGTGTTTGGTGAGGGACATATCCATATCACTCCTAACGATGTGGAGGCTATACAGGAACTTCGCCCACAACTTGCCGAGGTGACTGCCAAGAAGCACACGGAGCTGAAGGATGGAAAAGAGGTAGAACTCTTCGATGATATGAAGGGCGCATCCGAGGTGGCTAGCAAGATGGCTGACATCATCAATGGCAACCATGAGAAAGAACCTGGATTTGTGCCTATCGATGGTACGGACATCTTGAATAAGAATGTTTTGCCTATCATATTGAACCGTATCACTCCTTACGGTGTGGACTACAAGAATCTGAGCGAGCCGATGAAGAGCGTGCTTGATTCCATCAGAGACTGGTATAACTATACCTTCGACTGGTTGAAGGACAACAATACCTTGAAGGCAGACACCGGTTTCACCGTGGACTACGTAAACCACCTTTGGGATAAGGAAAAATCGGATAAGAATGCCTATGCCATGTATGTGGAGAACAGACAGCGCACAAAAAGCCCGAACGAGAAGCCACGCCAGATAAACACCATCATGGAAGGCTTGGAAGTAGGACTTGTGCCTAAGACCACGGACATCACCAAGATGATGGCTTACTACAGCAGAAGCAACATCGAGGCTTGGGCTAACAAGACGATGCTCCAAGAGGTGAGCGGACTGAACGTAATCGAGCGCAACGAGGACGGAGAGATTATTTCTTCTGACCCACTGCTTTCTTCGGTTGCACCTTTCAACTTGGAGCAATACAAATACTTCGAGATTCCGGGTGTGGGTCCTGTATGGGTATATAATGTATCGCCTAAGCAGATGAAGGTGAAGAACCCTATCACTGGCAAGGATAAGGTGCTCTATTCGGAGGCAAGTGCAGGAGATAGATTCGGAGTCGTGTTCGATACCTATCAGTCAACTCCTTTCTGGAAGGCGTTTGATACTATGGCATCGAGCATGAAGAAGTTGGAGTTGGGCTTCAGTGGATTCCATGCAGGAGCACTGACCGAGGTGTATATGGTGCAGAACATGGTAGAGTATGGACCCAAGAAGGCTCTTGCCAACTTTATGAAGTACATTTTTGTCGATACGATGAAGAATCATCAGCTGCCATGCTTCGCCAATCCGCAGGACTTCCAAGAGGCTGCAACCCATTTGGTGAAGTTCGGAGCGACCAACGACTATGCAGCAGCGGATGTGCAGAACATGTTCGATAATTGGCGTGATTTTGCCCAAAAGTTGCAGCAGAAGTTGGAAGAGCGTGGAAAAATAGGAATGGCAGTAGGTACAGCAACAATTCCTTTCGAAGTAGCCACACAGATGTTTTCTATGCTAAACAAAGGCATGGATGTAGCCTTGTGGGACTTCTTGCACGATGGATTGAAACTTGCAACCTATCGTATGCGTGCGGATAGAACTAAGGTACGTGCAAAAAAATACGGATGGACGGACGAGCAACTGGGTAAAGCCCTGGATGAGGACGGACAGTTTGTGAACGATATGTTTGGAGGTCAGCACTGGGATGTGCTTGGTGCCAGCCATCGAACCTTGCGCTATGCAGGAAGAGTTCTTCTTTCACCAGACTGGAACGCTTCTACTACTCGCCACTTCCTTGCACTCACAGGTTTTGGGTCAGTATGGAACGAGGCGACCTTTGAGAACTTCAAAAACTACTACAAGAATGTGTGGGCAGCAACAAGAGGAAAAGGCAAGCTAACGCCTGACGATTGGGGAAGATTGTCAAGACAACTTTCAGCCTTGCTGTGCTACGGAATCGGTTTTATGATATTCTATGAGGGATTCGCCAATGCTTTCAATGCCGCCTTCCGTGCCCTGGACGAGGAGAAGGAGCGCAAGAAGGCTGAGGAGATAAGGAAGACCAACCCTAACTACCGTAGCCCTTACGAACTGGCTTATCCTGATGGCATGAAATGGTATGACTATCTGATGAGGGGAAACAGCCTAGGACAGCAGAGCAAAATCTTTATGGGCAGATATGCGGACGGAACGGAAATGTATATCCGACATGGTAAGCAGTTCCGAGAGGTGCCTGAATATCTCTTCAACCATAAGGGAGAACTAGAGTTCCCTGGCCCGATGGTGCAGAGAATGATAGGCAAGGCGAACCCAATGGTGAGAATGACCTTGGACGATATAAACTATCTGAGCGACTTCCAAGCCAGTCATGCCGACCAGGAGATACAGAGAAAGTATGGCAAGACCATCGGTCTGCTCTACAAGGATGCGCTCTACTGGGCACCGTTCTTGATTCCGAGCCAAGAGAACAAGGAGTTTAAGGCAGTGGACTTCTTCTTCCCATCCTCAAAGGGATTCTCTCCTTGGAAGGCTCAGAGCTACTTCAAGGACTTCATCCTGAGCGGTGACATGGAAGGCGTGGTAATGACCTACCTGAGCTGTGAGCGCAATGGCATTGACCCAGAGGAGCAGATAAAAGCAGCCATCGGTAGCGTGAAGGCATTGGAGAGTGCTGAAATGAAGGATGGCATTACTTCCTTGCAGGTGGCTAGCGAACGCTTCGATGAGGCTAAGAGTATCACGGAAAAGAAGAAGATGCGCCAGAAGATGAAGAAATTCCTCTCTCAAAGCGAGTATAAGGCATTCACCCAGAAGGAGGCACTGGACATGGTGCAGAGCTACCTAAATGGGGAGGATGATTTGAAGGAGATGGAAAAGGCTGAAAATAAGTACTTGATGAAGGCGAAATCTGAGGATGTGACAGAGGACTGGAGAATACAGGCTGTATGGAACGGAACGATGGAGACCTACGATGAGTATCTACGCTTGAAGGATGTTGACAAGGCGAAGGCTAATGCCTTCAAGAACAGCAAGACCAACAAGCGACTGTTTGCAGCTAGAAAGGCTATCTCTGCTGCTAAGAAGAAGATGAACAAAGCCAAGAAGCAAATGAATGGTCAGAACGATGCCGCCAAAATGGTGGAGATTCGCAAGACCAGAAAGGAGCTGATTGAAACATTAAACGGAATGGAGTAGTCCGGCATGATAAAAGCTACGAGGGCTTACTCGATACTCAGAAAAAGAAAAGGGACTTGCTTCACAGCGAGTCCCTTTTTGATAGTCGTAAAATTCTAAATTCCAAATAAATTATATTTTTATAAAAAATGAAAATCGTATTTTGAAGATGTTGGAGCGATGACTAACCTATCTGGGCGGGTCCGTTGGCTTCTGCCTTCTTTGGCTTTGCCCAATCGATGTAACGCTTCATGGCTTCGTCCATGCTCTGCTGTTCACTCTTTGGAGCTTCTTTCTTCTTTTCGCCCCAAAGACGTTGGGCAATATCATCCAAGCACCACTGCCAATCGTCTCGAAGGGTGATAACCTTGGAGCTTGGCATGATGGTGACATCTGCCTTTGGTGGGTCAACATGCTTTGTGTTGCCATCCTTGTCGGTCTCTTCCTTGGTGTAGATAGAGGAGAATGGTACATTATTGTCGTTAAGAAACTTCTCCACATCCTCCTTCTTGTTGTCACAGAGAAGAATGCAGACGGAAACCTTATTCTTCTTCAAGGTGGTGAGGGCTTCTTTCGCCTTGCCTACCAGGGAGAGGTTGCCTTTATCATCCTTTGTGATGACGCAGGCTTCGTGAACATTGATTGATTTACTCATACTATCTAATATATTAGAAATTCTACATTTAAAAGAATTGCGGAACAAAAATAAGGGGAAAATATGAGAAAGTAATGTTAAGTTGCGCAACTTATCACTAAGAAGTGAGAAAAAGGCGGTATTTTTGGCGAAAAATTAAGAATTATGCCAGATAATCGTGTTATAAATGATATTTCGAACTATGCCGAGCCTGGACCTGACTCCCTGGAGGGAGTGAGCAGGGAGCGGTTTGCCCAGACGGACAGCAACCTTCGGCTGATAGAATGGGCTTGCCAATACTTCTATGATGGCGCAGAGCTGAGAAAGAAGTGGAAGCGAGCGCAGGACTTCGTGATGGGCAGACAGCTGGAAGAACTGATAGAGTGGAACGGCAGAAAGATAAGCATCCGTCAGTATATGGAAATGAAGGGTATGCCTATACTGGAATATGATGTGATAGGTGACAAGCTGCTTTCTCTCGTAGGACTTGTGCGCCAGCAGCGCAGTACAGCCTCTTGCAGTGCCGTAGACCCCAACGAGGAGGACTATATCAATTTCTTCAATGAATACCTTCGGCAGAACGACAACTTGAACGACCGACAGGAGCTAGATGCCAGAATGTTTTATGCCTTCTGTGTCTTCGCCTTCGTGGGCATGAAAACCTACTATGGCAGGAAGGATGGCAAGAATGGCATCTTTGACTACATGGTGGACATCTTTAAGATAGCGTTGCCACCTTTCTTCAAGTATGACCTGAGCGACATAGAATTTATCGCTGAGGCTCACGATTTGACTTGGCGAGAGATAATCGCCACCTTCACCGATGGAAGCAAGGCAGAGGTGGACAAACTGAGCGAGATATATCTACAGACACAGCATCATTTCGCTCCAGAACAGACTTATCACCCGAATGGTGAAGCGCAGTATGCAGGGATAGACGATTTTACCCATTCTTCGGTAATCGGCAAGTACAGGGTATTGGAGATATGGACGAAGGAGACTAGACCAGCCATCTGGGTGCATGACTGGGATGCAGGAACTAGCGGATATGCCTCTCCCGACCAACGAGCTTTCTACGAGGAGAAGAAGCGGAAGCTAGAGGAAGCCAACATCATGAAGGACGAGAACGGTCTGCCTGTGCTCGATGAGAACGGTGAGCCTATCTATTATGTGGACCCATCAGAGCTTAAGACCATCGAAATGAAGGATGAGGTTGAGACCTATTGGTACAGAAGATACCTAACTCCGAATGGCTATCTGCTGGATGCGAGGGAATCGCCTTACTATGTTCTGAGAGACGGTTTCAGAACTTCCATTATGCCATATACCTTCGTGGCATATCCTTGCCTGAATGGCGAGGTAAGAAGTTTCTCGATGCGTGCCGAGAACAACCAGCGTACCTTGAACCACTATATGATGATGATAAACTTCATCGTAGCGAATGGTGCCAAGGGTACGATGCTTGTGGATGAGAATGCTCTGAGCGAAAAGCAAAGCATCGATGAAATGCAAGTGAATTATACCAAAACAGATGGCATCATCTTGTGGAACTCCCAAAACGGAGGCAAGCCACCGCAGACTTTGGTCAACAAGAGTATTCCGGCAGGAGTTGACTTCATGGTTAACTTCGCCAAGACCATGGCAAGTGAGGGTACAGGCGTGCAGGGTGCTCTGCAAGGCGTTCATCGCAACACTAGCGGTAAGCAATACCAACTGGAAAGGGAAAGTTCTTCTACCACAATACAAGATTTTGTGGAGAGTTTCAATAACTTCAAGGTGAGAATCGCCAAGAAGAAGCTGTATCTCATACAAGAGTTTTGTACCTCAGCGGATAGCGTGAAACTGACAGGGGACGATTTCGAGACACATTTCAATCCAGAGACCATGAGGGATATGGATTTAGATGTTTCCATCGACTTGGACGCTTATAGTCCACTTATCAGAAATGCTAATAACGATATGGCTTGGCAGATGATGGTTAGCGGTAAGATGGACCCATATACGATGCTTACCGTAGGACAATTCCCTGGTACTAGCAGAATGAAGAAGTACTTCAAGGAACAGCTAGAGAAGCTACAGGCGATGCAAGCGCAGCAGCAAGCGAATGGCGAAATGCCTACAGCAGGAGCTGGACACCAGCAGGCAGGTACGCCAGCAACACACCTGAAAGATGCAAGCGATGGTGTAAATGACTTGGCAACTTTGCCATCATCGGGCACATAAAAGGAAAGTTCTTAGAATCATAATAAACTCGTAAGTTTTTAGTTAGTAGATTGTTTTTAGGTTTTAGTTTAAAGGTAAAAAGATAAGGAAGAGGAGACCGTGATGGCTTTCTCTTCCTTTTGTTTTGTGTGGGCTTAAGCTATACCATATTTCTTCTTGTAGGAGCGTAGCTTTTCCATCGGGACGGAAACACGATACATGTAATAGTCTTGCCACTGCTTCAACTTCTTGGCTCTAACCTTGTTGTCGGCATCGCAGCCGATTGCTCCCCACTTGGATGGCGTGTAGTAGAAAGATGCAGCCTTGATGTCTTTCACGTTCTTGAAGTAGCGTGTTGCCTTCCACTTGCCAAGCTGGACTAGGCGACGGTAGGCGAGCATACCCTTGCGGTTGGGGTCGTAGGTCATAATCGCCCAATCCTTGTGAGACTGGTCGTAGAGCATGTAGAAGCGAGGCGCACCACCTTCCTTGTACTTAGCAAGGGTGGCTTTCACTCCCTTCTGCCACATACGAGTGGAGCGGAAGAGTTCGATACGAGTAACAATAGGCTGGTAGATGGTTATGACCATCTTACGCAGCAGGTTTGAATAACTTTGTTTCATTTTTCTTTTTACTTTTAATTATTAACTTATATGGACAGGCGATAGAATCGCCTGGAACGGTGGCTATACAAGGGGTGGCTTATGCTGCTGGCAGGATAGAGGCTAGCTGCCACCACCTATGCCTGACAGCTCGGCTACTACAGGTGGACGGTTGCGGAGGCGTTCACGCTCTATCTCTGCCTTTGAACGGAATGGAACGATTTCCGGTGCTGGCATATCCTTTTCCACGTAGAGGGCGATAGCTCTAGCCATCACACGGTCATCGTGCTTGCCAGCAATGGCACCATAGCAGTTGTTCTGCTTGTAATAGAGGAAGTAGGTGCATTCATCAATGGCTGCAAGCTCACGCTCCATATAGCCACCGTCTCGGATGATGCGTGCCATGGTCTTCACTACTGCCACCTTGGTAGCCTTGTTAGTATTGAATCCCCATTTGGTCTCAATGTTCTTCACCTTCTTCAACTTGGACTGAGAGGCACTATACAGATTACTGTAGAGAGGGATGAGGATAGGGAAGAACAGCTCTGACTGGTTGCCCTCGGTATTGTTCATACGAGAGTAAGCGGTATTGTTCTCGATAACCAGGAAGGCATCATTAAAGAAATGAGCAATCTGGGCGCAACGCATGGCGAGTTGGTCGGCATCGCAGTGACCATGCCATTCGGCTACAATCTCGGGAACACCACCATAGATTTCATCGTAGCGGTCGAGCACCACGATGTCGGAGAAGTCGGAGGTTTTATGTGAACCACCAATATCGCAGGCTACAATGTAACGATGCTTGACAATCTCGGAGTTGTCGGGTCCAGCCCAAACTTTGAGAGGTCCACCGGAACGCTCTACGAAACGGATGTTGTTCATGCAAGCAGGGTCGGCTGCATCGTAGGAATCTCCCTCGATGTCGCCCACCATGATAGGCTCGATGCCCTTGCAGTCCTCTTCCATTTCCTTCAACTTATAAGGGTCGAAGACTGTTGTGCCGGAGAAGAGGAAGGCTTCCACATCATCGGAAGGGAACTCCTGACGCATATCGTCAAGAGTCTCATACTCCTTGGACTTCTCGATGTACCAATGGATGCCCTCGAAGGAAGCGCCCTTGCACTCGTAGAGCCACCAATAATACTTTCCATGACCTTGCTCGTCATTGCGATTCTTCCACAGCCAGATGATGAAATCGGCACGCTCATCCTCGGAGGCGAATGGGAGTACATATTTCTCAATCTCGAACCATGCCACGAAGACAGGCGTATAAGCAGAGAGAGGTTTGCCATCCTTATCCACGGAGTTGGCAGCTACCCAAGCATCATGGAACTCGTTTTCACGACCATTAGGGGTGGACTCACGGACAATGAAGGTAAGAGGGTCTGGCTGAATGGATGAAGAAGCAGCCTTGATAACCTTTGCCGGGGTCCACTCAGTAGTATTCGGGAAGAAGGCTTCCTCGGTGATATGTGCGAGGGCAGCATCACCGGAACGACAGGACTCAGGGTTACGAGCCGAACCAGTCTGAATCTTGCAGGAACGAGGGATGAGGTACTTGATGTTCTGAATGGTGCCAGAAGTCTTCAACTTGCGAGTATCAGGTTTGAATGGTTGCCCGATGTCGTAGAAGAGCCATGTAGGGATGGCGTTGATAAGTTTCTCGTACATATCGAACACCTGGGTAGCAGAAGAAGACTGGTGACCCACGATGTTGCTGTTCCAGTTGGTCTTCCAGAAGATTTGCAGCCATGCCATGTAGATGTCGGTGAGGGTAGAACCACCCCATTGGCGACACTTCAAGAGAATGACACGGATATAGCGGTACTGACTATGAAGGCGCAACTGCTCGAAGACCTTGGCTAACTTAATCTGGGCATTGCGAAGAAGAAAAGGTATATCATCGCCACCATCCTTGTTTTTGATTCTGGCATAGGCGTAGGCGAAGAAATAAAAATCGTGCTTGCAGCGAAGACGGATGAGATAGCGGAATACTGCATCGCGTGCCTTTTCTTGATCCAGGTCTGCCATGTACTTCTCGCAGAAGGCAGAGATAGAACCGCACTTGATGATGGCGCAGAACTTCTTTTCCTTCAACATCTCTACAGGTAGCCATAGTTTCTTGCCCTTCAAGAAATCCTCAATGACACACTCAAAGCGAAGACCAGGGGCGTTTTCTCCTGTAATGGGACGATAGCTAGCGAGGAGGCTTGTGAGCCTTCTCTTATCTTCCTCTAGAAGTTCTTTGAGCTTCTTTTCGGAAATCTGCTGCTGAGGTCGTACCTTTAATGAAGACTTTGCTACTGGCATTTTTTTATTTTTAATGTTGAGTGTTGAATGTTAAATGTTGAGTTTTTGAGACTTGCGAATGAATCCTTCTGTCTTGGCGTAGATGAAGCCTAGGGCGAAGAGGATGAGGTGATAGATGCCAGCAATGTGAGGGAGCAGGCATCCAATCACTAGGAGGATGAGCATCTGCCAGAAGGCTAAGAGTTTTCGCCTGTAGAGCCACGGAGCGGTGAAGCCCATGAAGAAAGATATAATGACCGATGCGCCCAAGACTGGGAGGGACGGATAATAAAGGAAGGAGAGACCAACGGAGGCAAGCCACGAAGCCAGCACTCGATGAAAGCGAAACAGACGATGCACCATAAGGAGGCACCAGGCATTAACAGCCCAATGGATGAAGTTGGCATGACCGAACATGTAAACGAAATGGGAGTATTGAGGCGAGGATGGCGACACAGCAAGATTGGCGTGCAGCGGAATGATGAAAGCCATCAGGAGGACGATGAGGAGTGTTATATATAATGTACGCATGATGAATGAGAGTTTTATCGAGTGATGAATGATGTTTTCTTATTGCGGAAATAATTGTTGATTTTCATCTGTATGTAGCGAGGTGCCATCCCCATGTTGGGCGCAGGAAGGTCTAGGCACACATACACAAGATGCTTGGTGTTGTATTCCTTGTATTGTTCCATCTGCCGGAGGCGCAAGAAATCCTGATAGAAGGCTTCGAAGAGCTTTTCCTTCATGGCTTGGTATTTGCCGAACTTAGGCTTTTCCCCCTTGATGCGCTTGCAAACATACCGATAGGCTGTGCTATCAGCGAGATAATAACAAGAGGCTGGCATCTTGGCGATGTAATCGCATATCTTAGCCATGGTGGTAGGATATTCTACCATCCTCTTGGCCTTACGAAAGAGCAGAAACATTTCCTGGTCTCTTTTAAGGTAAATTTCGGATATGGAATTTAGATGTTTCATGCCAACAAAATTAATTCATCAAGATGCAGAACTTATCACAAAGTAATGCGAAATTCTGCTTAATTTAGCACACAAATATTAAAAACGAACGTTTATGGCAAAAGAAACGATTGATAATCAGAATGTTAAATCAAAGCGAGATTCTTTCAGAGAGCGTCTTGCTCAGCGTTATCCCGACCTGAATATGGACGATGATGAGGCTGTTTATAACCAAATTGCGACCGATTACGACCAGTACGACCAAAGCAAGAAAAGGATGGACGACTTCAACAACATGCTGAAAGAAAATCCTCATGCGCCTGGGCTGGTGACAGGTCTCATTACAAAGAAAAATGCCGATGGTGGCGACTTCAACCTTATCGACTACTTGATAGACGAGCTAGGACAGGACTACATCGAAGCCATCAATGGTGACGATGAGGCTAGGAAACGCTTGAAGACTAGCGAGAAGGAAAAGCTTGCAGCCAGTGAGAAGCTAGCCAAGGGCAAGGAGACTCTTGCAGCCAACATGGAGCAAGAGGATAAGGAGCTGGATGCTGCCATGAAGGAAGCCAAGATTAAGCCCGAGGCTATCAAGGACTTGATAGAGTGGATGTATAAGCGTAGCGATGATGGCGAAGACCACGATGATGATGGATTCGTATGGCGTGCTGCCCGGTATGGCTTGAAGAAGGCAGACTTCTTGCGTCTCTTCCAAATCAAGGACTTCGACAAGGCAGTGGCTGATGCCGAGGATAGAGGCTATAAGCGTGGCAAGAACGAGAAAATCGACCAGCAGAAGCAGCTACATGATGGAAGACAGGGAGGCAAGCGGAACATCAATATCAATGGTGGCGGTGGTGCTCCTTCTCTTCCGAAGGAGAAGAGCCGAACCGAACAGGTGTATAGCCAGATGGTTGGAATGTAGCTCTTATCAATTAAGAATTTATAGTTAATAATTAATATTTTAAAAAATTGTAGATTATGAAACAGTTTAAGAAATGGTTTGGATTCATGATGGCGATTTTCGTCATGATTCTGAGTGGTGGCAGCTCTTATGCTATGGCGGAAACTCCTCCTAATATTCCAGAAGGTGCAGGTGGCGGTGGCCCTACAGGTCCAACGGAAGGACCAGGTGTAGGTGGCACGGGTCCAAAGTGGCAGGCTGCAAGCCAAGAGCAACAGGAGAAGATGAACAACTGGGACTACTATGTGGCTCATGTGAACCCTACCGTGGTGGAAATGAAGCTGGAGAGTTGCCCAATCGACCAGATTCTTCGAGCCTCGAAGCGAATGACTCCTGTGGACAGTAACCGCATTGAGTACTATTCCATCGGTCAGCGACCAATCAAAACAAAACTTGCAGCGAAGTTAAGTAAAACTACAAACGGTGGCTCTGTAAAGCTAACGGTGGAAAATGCGACAGTGTTTGGTACTGGTGACATCATTATGATTAAAAGCTGTCTTGGCTATCAGGACAACGGTACTGACCGAAGCACGATGATTCCTTTGCAGCTGCGTGTAACAGAGGTAGATAACGATGGAAACCCTACATGCTATGCGCTGAATGGTAAGAAGAATGCCAGTCGTGGAAACCGGGATATTCCTGAGGATATTGAGGCTGGTACTGTCGTAATGCGACTGGGACGAGCTGCTGGTGAAAAAGAGGTAGAGACTGGCAGCTACTACTCTATGCCAGACAAGAGCTTCCAGTATTGTCAGCGATTCATCATGCAGGTGGAGGAGTCTCTTATCGACCGTATGAGCAAGACACAGGTACAGTGGGACTTCACTCGCCAAGAGAAGATGGCTATGGACGATATGCGCCAAGGTCAGGAGCTGAGCGGACTGTTTGGCTATCGCTCTATGTCGAATGGTGGCAAGGATGTAGGTCTTGTTTATACCATGGGTGGCATCTTCTGGGAAGCAGGTAAGGATTTGCAGATTGGACACTGGGAGCCAAAGATGCGTAAGCAGGCTGATGGTACTCTTGTTCCTGTAACCGTAAAAGTGACCGTACCTGATGATACTTCTTCCGGTGGTACAAAGGAAGAGGTAAAGCAGGTATATGAGTATGTGATTAGCGAGAAGGAGTTGACCCAGTTTATTGCATCCATGTTGAAGGGTGCTGGTAACTCCAGCCGTACCAAGTTGCTCTTCGTAGACAACCTGATTTATCAGGCATTTGCTAATCTCCGCTCTAACAAGCGTATCATTACACAGACAGAAAAGGACTACCAGGGATGGAAACTTGACTTCGAGAAGTTTGAGAGCATGGGAACTAAGATTCTCATCTATCGCCACGATGCCTTCAATAGTTGGGGCATGGATGGTAGAGCCTTCTGCCTGGATGCTCGTTATCTTGACAAGTACGTATTTGGTACTTGGTCACGAAATGAGTTTAACGCTAAGGATCTCCTGATTCGCAACACTGCAGGTGTGGTTATGGAAGAGTATAGCTGTTGGGTACTGACATTCCCTGATGCCCATGCACGTGTATCTCGTCCAACTTTCACCGAAGACGGTGTGACCGATGAGCAGATTCAGGAGGCTGCTTAATCAAAGCAAAGAGAGCTGATAGTTTTCTAACATATATCAAAACTCGGGGATAGTTGAGGCTCTAGATGGGAACAATAGCCCTCGGACTAGGCTTCGCTATCCCTTCACCCATAAACACAAAAGATATGTATAGATTTGTAGCAAACAGTATGCTCATCTTTGTGGTGACTCTGCCAAGCGGACTTATCAAGAGCGTGGAGTTTGAGAGGTGCAGTAACAATGCATATTCTTACCTCACGGACAATAAGCAGGTGGCAGACTGCATCAGAAAGCATCCGTTAACGAAGGCTGGACGCATCAAGGATGAGAGTCTGCCCGAGGAGGAACAGGTGCAGCAACATGAAGAAGAGCAGGTGAAGGACGAGAACGCCCTTCGCTTCGAGAACATTACCAAGGCTAAAAACTATCTCCAGAAGACCTTCAAGGTGGATGTAAGGAAACTGAAATCGCCTGAGAGTGTGAAGGAGAAGGCTAAGGAACTGGGTATGGTGATTGAGTTTTAGTTTATAGTTTATAATTTATAGTTAATAGGTTTCTTGCTTATGGAAGTTCTTATGAGTGACCTTGTAAAGGAAATGAGGCTTGCGCTGGACGAGGTGAAGCATGATGAGCAGAACGATGTATTTGCCGATGATTCGGACGAGGAAATGAAGCAAGCCATCGAGACTGCTGCACAGCAGCTTTTGTTGCAAGCACCACCGCAGATGCTACAGCCCAAGAGGGTAGTGGCATCGCTAAATGAAAACGGTAAACAAGATTATGATGCCATTCAGACGCAATACACCGATGGGCATGGTAGCCTTGTGATACCAGACGATTGGCTGAGGCTGGTGGAGCTGAGGCTGAAAAGTTGGTCTTCCTCGTTGGTGGCTTTGATGGACCCAGGAAGCAAGGAGGCTCAGATGCAAGCCTCTCGATGGACTAGGGGGACACCGCAGAAGCCGAAGGGCGTGATAACCGTTTCGCCTACTACAGGAAAGCGAGTACTGATGTACTGGACTGCTGGACGGTATTCTGCTAACCATGATACGCCTACAAACAAGGTGTATGACCATGAAGTGGAACTATTCACATACCTTCCTTATCAAAAGGTGAAGGATGTGCTTGAAAAGGATGGGAAAACGGTGAAAGACCAGAAAATCATTCTGGCACTAACTGACGAGTGTAAGATGTATCTCATCTATCGTGCCATCTCTATCTTCTTGATAAGTAAGAAGGAGAGTGAACTGGGCGAGAAGTATAACCAATTATCACAAATTTAACAAGATATGGCTAATGATATAGACAAAACAAGTCCTCACTACAAGGGGGAGTTTGGCAGTATATACGAGGTGAACCAGAAGTTTCCTTCGGGAGGCGTGGAAGGTGACTACGTGGCTATTGATGGCTGGGCGCATTACTGGAATGCGGACAGAGGTACTTGGTGTGTGAATGCTCAGAGGGATAGCTACTGGGATGAGCTTATCACCAATATCATCGAACATTTCAAGACCATCAAGGGTGCTACCTATATGGGGGTGGCTACTGCTGATACCGTGCCAGATAGTTCGGCTGCAAAGATGTTTTATTTTGCGCTGCAAGGTGGAAAATATGCTAACTTTGGGAATCAAAATGTAGCACAGGGCATCAACGTGCTGCTGACCGAGGACGGTAAATCTTGGACTGTACAGAGCCTTGTTTCCGTTGCACAGGAATTGGGTGCTAGCACAACTATGCTTGTGAGCCAGAAGGCGATTACGGATGCCATCAATCGCAAGGCTAATACGACCGATGTTGATGAGGCTTTAGCAAAGAAAGCTGATAAGGAAACGATGAACACGGAACTTGCCAAGAAGTTTGATAAAGTTTCTGTTGTTCAGGAAACAGGGATGGCTACAGATAAGGTTATGAGCCAGAAGGTTGTTACGGATAATCTTACAGAGCTGCAAAATACGGTCTTTCCGCTAGAGGTGTCTTTATCCCTTGACAAGCCTTTGCTAGAATATACTGGTAGTGAGCAAAGCATCAAAGCTACTTACTCTATCA